TGTCCTCGCCGTTCGTGTCGGTGCCGATGTCGATGCGGGCGACGAACTCGACGCCGTCGAGATCACCGAATCCGTTGATGCGGCGGCGCGCCTGCGCCTCGGGCGAGTTGTCCTTGTCCGACACGCCGCGCGCCGAGTTCAGCATGCCGCGGATCAGGCCGCGGCCCATGTTGGCCCAGTCCGGGCCCTTGGGGCTGTAGAGCCCGATCAGCGACCAGATCTTGCGCTTGGCGTAGGGGCCCTCGAGCACGGTGTACTCGGCATCGAGATAGACGGCGCCGGTGGAACCGCGCCTGGCATAGCCGCCGGTCCAGCCCTGGCCGGGATCGTCGAAGCCGCCGGGGCGGATGGTCAGGCGCACCCTGGCGAGCGTGCCCTTCGGGATGACGTTGGTGTTGGACTGCGCGTCGTTGAAGTCGTTCCAGTGAGACATGGAAAGGGTCCTTTCAGTTGGGGGTGTCATTGGGGGTGGTGGCCGACGCCGTCGGTGGCGGCGGAAGCTGCGGAGGCCGGTGGGTCAGCCGGCGCCCTTCGGGCACGAGCGGGCCGCGGATCTTCTCCATGAGCTGTCCGAGATGCGGGGCTTCGACCATGTCGAGACGCCCGGAGCGGTCCTTGGCCGGATAGCCCCAGGGGTTCAGCGTCTGGCAGACGAAGGCGCGCTGCGGCTGGCCGCCGGGATCCGGGATGTCGGCCATGGTGATGACCTGGTCGACGATTCCGGGCAGTTCGAGCCCGGTCTTCGAGCCGTCGATCTGCGGCTGGAAGACCTTGCGGTTGAAGTCGTCGAGCCGCTCGTCGAGGATGCCCACGAACCAGACATGCTTGCCGCGCGTGTGCTGCAGATGGGTCAGCCACCCGATCATCTCGCGGCCGTGCAGCCCGTAGGCGCCGCGGATGTCGGGCTTGCCGGTCTTCTCGGAGAACGCCTCGGGCTGACCGCGGCACCATTGGAAACAGAGCCGCCCGGCCACGGTGATCGAGTCGATGAAGACGGTCTCGTATTTCCCGATCACCGCCGGATCGCCGTAGCGGCCGCAGACCTCGTCGAAATGCGCCTGGCTGTAGGGCTGGTCCTCGCGCAGCGCCGGGTTCGGCCCGCCGATGAACACCGCGAAATCGCGGCACTCCTTCCAGGTGCGGGGCCGGAGCGTGTCGATCTCCAGCCCCTCGACTGCCAGATCGCCGGCCTCGAGATCAAGGAAGAGCGTGGTCGAGGCGTTCAGCGTCCAGAGCAGGCTGGTCTTGCCGATGCCGGACCGCCCGAAGATGACGCCCTTGATGCCCTTGCGCTGCGCGAGCCGTTCGTCGGCGCCGATGATGGGAAGGGCCATCACTGGCCCTCCTTCTTCATCACCGCCGTGGCGGCGCGATCTGCGCCGATGCACCCGGCCTCGCGGGCGAGCTTGTAGAGCCGCTTCAGCGCGTCGGCGCGGCGGTAGGCCGCCGTGCTCTCGCGCTCCGCTTCCACGATCGCGAAGGCGATCTCGTCGACGGTCGCCTCGACGGCCGGCAGCGGCTTGCGCGGCTCGTCACCGGCGCGCTGCGGGAGGGCGATGGTTTCGGGGAGGTCTTCGAGCGCGTAGCTCGCTTTGCGAAGACGGGTGATGTCGTCCGGCTGGTCCGGCATGGCTTTTCTCCGTGGGATGAGGTGATCGAGGAGGCGCATCAGGCGGCCTCGCGGACGTCGGGCGCGGGCTCGGCGACGTAGATCGCCAGGAGCGGCGTCCCGTCGGCATGGGCGCCGGCGTCCTCGATCTGGTAGTTGCGGTTGGGCTCGCAGACCTCGGTCAGTTCCCAGCGGCGATAGAGCCCCGGAAGACGCCTGAAATCCTCGAGCGACAGATCGGCAGTGCGGTTCATTCGTGTCTGCTTTCGGTTGGAGGGAAGGCGCTCGGGGCGCTCGAATGGAAAAAGCCACCCGCGGGACCGGATCGGGACATCGGTTCAGGGGATTTCCTGGAGGGCGTCGTGCAGCCGGCGCATCGCGCGCTGGTACCGCTTGCGAGCGGCGGCCTCGGTGAGCCCCAGCTCCACGGCGACTTCCGCCTGCGAGAAGCCTTCGATCGCCACGCGGATCACCAGCAGAGCGTCATCGCCGAGCAGCTTCCGCACGGCGCCGTTCAGCCGTGCGTATCCGGCCGCGCCGATCCCGCTGTCGCCGCTGTCCGCCACCTCGTCGGGGTCGGCGCCACTGGCGAGATGTTCGCGCGCCTGGTCGCGCTGGCGGGCGCGGATCATGTCGCGCTCGACGTTGCGCAGGACCGTGGCCGCGATCCAGTTGACGCGCCCGAGGTCGAGGCTGCGGACTGCCTCGATGGTGCGCGCCAGAACATCGGATGCAACCTCGTCGGCGGTGCCGATCCTGCGCCAGAGCGACCGGCGTCGTATGGCGTCGAGGCCGGGCCAGAGTGCCAGCAACAGCAGCGTCAGGGCGCAGTCGGACGCGGGCCCGTCGCCCTGAGCCGCCCCGACCAGCGCGGAGAGGATCACGTTCTTTCGGGCCGGATCGCCGGGCGTGCGGTGCAGCCCATCCAGCAGGGCCGCCGGATCCCGGAATGGTGCGAGGGCGGCCTGCGTACGCCTGACGGCCTCGAAACTGCGCTGGAAGTGAAGGTTGGAGGAAGATTGCATGAGGTGATCACGGATCTCGTGCCACGCGAAGGACATCGGACGCCTGCCTTGCGGCCAGGCGTCCGGCGCCTTCTCGTGGCCAGGTCAGGACGTCGCGCGTCTCTGCGATTTCAGAGGGTTGGGTGAATGCGCGCGTCAGCGCGCGGGTGCGGTCGCGTTGTTCAGCGTGCCGCAGCCGCGGCAGGTGGCCTGAACCGGAAAGCCCACGAGATACTCGTGCCCCCGCGCGAAGCGCAGGTGCATGCGGCCGTCCCGGCAGACGCCGAGCAGCTTGTCACAGCGCGTGCAGCGCCATTCCGAGTTGGAGGTGGTGGGCTTGGTCTTCGCTGCGCCGGACCAACTCGTCGTGGCTGCCTGGCGCGAGGGGAAGGGAGTCGGCATGGAAGTGCTCCTCTATGTGGAGCCCTTCCAGTAATCAGCGGTTTGTTAGACCGTCTCCCGCCGCATGTTAGACCGCTGTTAGACGGTCGCTTCCTCGGCTGGCTCGGCCACGGCTTCGGTCGGCTGCGCAGTGAGTAGCAGTCGCCAATATCCGTTCTTCGCACCCTTGCCGATATAGACGTCCCGGATGCTGTCCCAGGTCTCCTTCCGGAACGCCTGTTGGGGGCTTCTGGACTCGAAGCCTTCCATCAGCGCCTTTACCTGAACGTCGGGACTGCCTTTCGCGGCTGCGACCACCAGGCGCTCGAAGATCGTAAGTTGATCGTTCCCAGCGAGGTGAAGCGGCTCCCTGCCAGGAATGAACAGCGTGCCGGACTGCTTACCTGTCCGAACCACCCGCGGGGACACGCCCCCGCGTGCGAGTGAAAGACCGTCGCGGTACGCGAGTTCTATTCCATCGCGCGCGAACAGCATTTCCTCGTCCGCCGATGCGAGATGGGACAGCAGCGGCATGACGACGTTGGGCCCAAGATGTGACGGCATCTCCTCGCTCGCGGCGAAGACGATGCCCACCCCAGCGGTGCCCCGCACGCGCAACATCAGATCCAGTCTCTGCGCCGCTTTGGGATCATTGAGCCGTCGGGCGAAATAGACGGGCACATCTGCCTCATCGATCTGGATCGCGCCGACGAGGGTCAGGTCCGGGTCCAGGATCTGCGCCGCCCGCTTGCTCAGCAGCGGCTTCATCAGGCGCATGAGCGTCTCGTGAAGCCACTGAGCGTTGACCGCGAACATCTCGACATCCGACGCGGGGCGCTTGCCGACATCTTCGCCGAAAGGACCGACAGCGTGGATCATGCCTTCGGTCGCCGACGGCTTTACGGCGCCTTCCCCGTCGACGTCGTCGTCCTCGATGAGAACCACGTCCTGACGGTCGCGGCGCTCGAGCAGGCCGCCTTCGATGAGACGCTTCGGGTCAAGCCCGAGTTCCAGCAGATAACTTCCGTGCGTTCCTCCGGATCGGGCTTGCTCTGCAGGTTGCAGCTCTTCGTGCCCGCAATCGTGATATTGAGCGTCCGCTGCTTCTCATCGCCGATCAGGTTGTAGGCCACCGCGATCGTGATCCGGCTGAACGCTTCGGCGCGCCGAAAGATGTTCCGCGCCCCGAGATATCGGTCGGCAACCTCCTGGATGTCATCGTCGACCGTCACCTTGAGCTGAAGCTTGCGGCGCCAGGTTCCCAGCCGGATCTCGGCTTCGATAACGCGCGCGAACTCGAACGCGTACCCTTCGATCTCAGGGGGCTGCAGGAGAAGCGAAGAGCGGAAGCGCGAAAGATTATAGCGCTTCCAGGTCAGCGGCTTCTGGGAGATGTCGTGACCGAGCGCAACTTCGGCGAAGGAGTCGCTGACCGTCTGGCGCACCACGGGGCTGTCCGCGCAGACCTCGATCTGCCGCATTGAGGGCGTGTAGATCAGCGTCGCCTCGTTCGGCGGTCGGTAGTAGATGGTTCCCCGCCTTCCGTCTTGCCGGTGATCGTAGACGCTCGAAAGCGGGCCACCGTGCCGGACGATCAGCATGATGGACGCAGGGTGCGTATCGGTGGCAGGCAGATCGAGCGCCTTGACCGTGCAGGATATCTCGGGCTTCAGCTCGAGCATGCCCTTGATCTTGGACGCCAGCGCCTCTTCGTCGATAGCCGCCGCATCGAGGGATACTTGGTTCTCTAGTTCGACCTCGAAGGCGTCGTAGAGCTTGCCGTGGTCGCGGAACTGTCGGGCGAAGTGAAAGCTCTCCGCATCCTCGAAGGTTTCGCGTTCATGGAGATATGCCCAGATGCTTCTGCAGAGCTCATCTGGCTGCCGGTGAAACTCCTGCGACCGTGTCTCATCGAGTTGTTGCTCGACAATGGTGGTGAGCGAGGTGACGCCCTTTTTCTCGGCGAGGGCCCGGATCCTTCGTGATCGCTGCTCCGCAGGTCGTAGGTCATCGCGGTCGAAATCCGACAGCGTCTCGACAAGTGCTTGCCGAAACGCCTCGACCGCTTCTTCGTCGGCGAGGTCCGGAACGTCCTCGGGCAGCTTGAATTCCGGCTCATTGTCGCCCTCGCGCACGGCAAGGGCAGCTCGGGCGAGGTCGACGCGCGCATCCTCGATCAGCGCCAGAACATGCGGACCGATCGGGGATGCTTTGCGCGCCATGAACTCACCTCAATGAACTACTGCTCTCGATTGATTCAACCTGCGATAATCATGGACAAATCCGTGATCGGCAAGCCCTGATGTTCGCTTCCTGTTCGCATTCACTCATCTCGTTCAGCTGAGATGTCCCGTCGGGGGCGGCCGGGTGGCTTTTGATCGGTAACGACACCACCGAACACGGCTACCGAGACATGAAACGCCCGAACCCGCTCCCTCCCGACCAGATGACCGCCTCCGAGCGCCGTGCCGAGCTTTGCGACCTGCTGGCGCTCGGGCTGGTTCGTCTGCTCGGGCAGAATGGATGCGAAGTATCTGAATATACTGGAGACAG